AAACACTGCTCTTCTGTATAACCTTCAATATCAACTTTAGGAATACGACTGATAGCTTTATCAGTTATCGGAGTAATAGGCTTTTTACTTTTCTCTTTTATTATACCACTTTTACCCGATTTTGCAACATTTTCAGCGGTGATTTTATTGACACTCTCTGCTTTTTTCACCTTTTCTTCAAGCGTATTCGCCCTATCGTGCCACTCATCGGCTCGGGTTTGGGCAATGCGTTTATTGTCCTTATCGAGACTGTATTCGGCACGGCGGTCAAAGCGTTCTGCCTGTCGCTGTGCATACTGCTGTTTTTCCTCAATTCCTCGCTGACGGTCAAGCTCTTTGATTTCATCTTCAGACAACGGTGCGTCCAAATCATCAAGTTCGGGATAATATGTACTTGTGCTGTCCTTACATCTCGGATGAAACAAACCGTTCTTGATTGCGGTTGAGAGAAGCGGATAGTTTCCGTCCGACTTTTTGCCATTTGAATAAACATCGTCAATAAACACCTTGCCGATATATTTTGCACAATTGGGGCAACCGCCCTGTCTTGAATTCACAACAACAAGGGATACTCCCCATTCGGCTCGCTTTTCGCCCTCACCACGCAGATAGGCTCTTTTGTTGGCTGTTTTAACCGCCATATCCGCATAATCCGAGAGCGTGTGCCTTGCACCGTTCTTGTATTCCACACAATTAAGACCTGCGTTGAGCATATCTTTGCAAGCTATATCAACGGCTTTTTCGTATGTAACCGCACCCGTGTTCATTGCAACCTGTGCGTTAAAAATCGCCTTGCGGTACTTGTCGTTGCTCATACGCAAAACCGCCGTTTCTGCCCTCTTTAAATCGTCTGTGGTCGATTTTATGAGTGCGTCAAGTTTACGGTCATTCACCTTAAAAAACTCGGCTGTGCTGTGTGCTGACGGTTTTTTCGGGGCTTTGAAACCGTCCTTAACAGCTTCAAGAATTTCTGCCTCCTGACTTGCATTTCCGTCAGCTTTGGCGGTGCGAATCATCTCTTCAACCTTACTGTTAATGGTTTTGAAACGCTTGCCGAATTTCTTTGCGTTGTGCTTGCGGTACTCTTCAAGACTTTTGAGCTGTTCAGCCTGCCATTGTGTCCAGTTGTAACCCTCTTTGGTTTCTTCGGCTCTGTGACGGCTGAAATTGCGCATCATGCTGTCGATAAGCTCGTTTTCAATTCTCTCAAAAGCCTCTTTAATGTTGTAATCACTCATTGCTTACCCATTTGCTGTCATCGTCCTGATTTGCGATATCTTCGGGTTTATCGGGTTCATTGCCAGTGTCGGTAAGGTCCACATCGTCAAGCTCCGATTTTTCTTCTTCGCCTGCAATGCCCTGTTCTTCCTTAATTCTCTGAACCTCTTCGGCTTTCCAATCCTCCGACTTGCTGTCGCCGTAAAGCTCGTCAACCGAGGTTTCAACTGACATCAAACCGCCCTGTCTTGCTTTTGACACGGTTTCGACCTGACTTTCAAAGCTCGGATTTGCATATTCGCCGAAGTTAACGGACACTTCCAAGCCCTCAACAATACCCTTGCCGTTAAGTTCACCGTCTGCATTGAGTACAACTGCAACAAGGCTTTGAAGTGCGTTCTGCGTAATTTTCACAAGGTTCTGCCTTGTGTAAAGGGTTGTCTTTTCCTTTTCACGCTGAGCGTCTGCATTATCAAGCTTCTTCGTATCAATGCCGAGAGTTGACGGCGATATAATACCTTGCAAACAGAGGTCGAGGGCAGTAATGTATGAACTCAAATAGCTTTCGTGCTGAATCTGCGGACTTTCGGTGTAAATCCTGTTGCCGTTGCCGTTTTCAGACATATCGTTGCCCACGGTGATAAATCGGTTGTCAAACGGATTTGGCGATATCGGCTGACAGGTTTCGGGATTTCTCGGAACAAGGCAATTAGGCACATACTGCTTTGTTCGGCAGGCTCTGAGTGCGTCCATCCACTGTGACCACACTTCATCAAGGCTGTCGAAAGCGTCTGTTTTTATGCCGATAATGCCCGCACCTCTGCCCTTGTGGCACGATTTGCCGTAAAGGACAGGTACAGCCCACATATATGATTCGTCAAATGTAACGCCCTTTGAATCAATCCACGAAAGAGCGTCAACCGTGTGCAGGTCAATCTCTTTGCCGTTGTCATCATACAAAGCATAGTGAATATAGCCGTAACCGTATGTTTCTTCAAAGCGGTAACGTCGGTGTTTTTGCGTGTAATCGGTGTAAAACTTAACCTCTCGGATTCTGCCACGCACATATGTAAAGTCGATGTTTTCGGCAGGATACCATTCAACAATCGGAACATCTGATACAGCCGTGTCAAAGCTGACCTTAAAAGCACCATCACCGACAACACATAGGTCCCGGAGCATTTGCTTAACCGTGTCGGATAGCTTGTTCTGCTTTTCAATGTCTTCCCAACGCTCTGCATAAGCGGTTGAATTTTTACTTGTAACATTTGTGCCGTTGTAGTCGGCAATTACGATATTCACAAGTGTTTCGCAGATGAGTGCCGGCAAGCCCGTGTGTATTTTACGGATTTCAAGCCCCTTTGTGCTTTTTGCCGCCCAAAACATAGTTTTGTTTGTGTCAATCTGCTTGTACAGCTCCGCAAGCTGTCTGCTGTTGCCCCAATACCAAATGCGATTGATAAAGCACTCGGTCAGATGATTGCTTGTTTCGGTAACGGTAATTGTTTTGTCGCTTGCAGGAGTAATCTGCAAAAAGTTTTTAATTCCCGATCTGATAGATTCAGCCATTCTGTTAATCAGCCCCATTTATTTCACTTCCAATAATATTTTTAAACGGCAGCCACGCATATTGACCGCTGTTAATGCAATGGTCGTGACCGTCCTCGGGTGTGTTGTCTTTATCCTCTCGCCAGCTGTAAATTTCAAACTCGGCAATCGTGTTTTTACAATGTTCAAGCACAAAATAACAGTCGGTGGCAAGCCAGCCGAGTACAAGATTGATTCGGTCGATAATCTTCGTTTTCTTCCATGCATTTGCAAAGTCATAGACACAGCCGTGCTGTTGCTTATACTTTTGAAATTCGGTAATAGTCGCTTGGTCGGCGCTGTCAATAAAAGCCGTGCGTGCAAAGCCCCATTCATCACGGTTACGGTCAAGAAAATCAATGAAATTTCGTACCGTATCACTCGGCGCAACGGGCGTTTTAAGGTCGGCATTGTTATATACCCTCTCGTCAAGCTGAATACACTTGCCCCTGTTTGTGATTCCAAAAAAAGTCATTGCGATAGTATCAGGCGACTTCTGCGAATAGGCGGTATCAAGTCCAGCCGTGAACTGAACAAAGTGTTCCAACTTGCGGTTATAGTGCAAAAACCGCCTTGCCCATTCTTTTGTTTTTATGTGCCTTGCTCTCTTAAAGTTTGAGAACACAAGATCTGTTACCCTGCCTCGCAATCCTAAAATTTTATTCTTATAAAGCTTTGTTCCTTTTGGAGCAGAGGCTTTTTTCTTTTCAACCTGTTCGGGTGTAAGGCTTAAATTATCTGCAAAAGAAAAGAACCAATACCGCCAATTCGGTACAGGTTCTTCTGTAAGCTCCGCCGTAATTTCGGGCGGAATATCGTTTGCGTATTTCTTAAAAGGTCGGGAGCGGTTCACAAACTCCTTATAGACAGGCAATGACGGGTCATCGGGGTTCAAGGTTGCAAGCATATAATCATTACGGGTTGACATCTCTCGGATAAACTCAATATCAGCGGTGTTGATTTCGTCAATATAAACGCACCCAAACTGAGCGCCGAGAACCATTTCCCATTTATCCCGACTGCTGTAACCGAGAATGTATATTACCTTGCCCTCAAACTTGATGTGCGGAAGTTTGTAGTCCTTGTCTCCGTTACCGCAGTAAATAGCGTTACGGTGCAGGTCAAGAATACCGTTGTCCTGCTGAATTATAGTTTCCTCAGCCTTGCCCGTGGTTTTGGCGGCAATTGCGTGAAGCTTCTTCGGCGACTGCGACACCATTCGCATAAACTTAACGCCTGCGCCGACCGTTGTCTTGCCCGAGGCGGTAGTGCCTTCAAGAAATTCAGCCGACACATTCGTGGTGTTGATGAAGTCAATGTATTTCTGTGACAGCGGAAAACTATTCACTCAGCCCCTCACCGCCTAACTGTCTGAACACATCAGAGAGCTTTTCGGATTGCTCAACCTTTGCGTCAACCTTAACGGTGTATTCGCCCGTCATCTTATTGAGCGTGTCAATCGCCCTGATTCTGTCGGAGGTGTCCTGCCCGTCATTCCTTGCAATGTCGGACAAAGCAACCTGTCTGTCCTTTGCACTCATAATGCGCTCGTCCTTGAGCTTATCGGAAAGCTCTTTGATATAATTTGCGATTGTAGTATTTTGTAGTAATTTTGAAGCATTGGTATTAGCATATTTTGCGGAATATCCTGCCTTAACAGCACTCTCAGCGGCGTTACCGCTCTGCGCATAATATTCAGCAAATTTACGCTGTCTTGCATTTAATTTGTCTTTCACGGTATCACCGCCCTTTCTTTTCCCTCACAACACAAAAACGCCCACAGCTGGAACTATGAGCGGTCTGTGCAATTTTTATCTTAGGAGAGTTCTACATATGTCCTGTTTGTCAAACTTTCATAATACCATTATACGCAGGGTGAGGGTGACATTCAATGACAT